ATCAGCAAAAATTAACTCATAACTATTAGAGTCTCCACCCACAATTACAAATTCTGCAACGTGTTTTGGAGGAGTTCTTTTAATTACAGCAGTATTAGCAACTGTTGCTGTTGCTCCTGCGTATACTTTGTGTAGTTCTATACTAGTTGTGCTAGTAACGGTCTTAACAATGTAATTAACACCAGAAATTTCAAGTACATCACCACCGACTACGCTATCAGCAGCATTCTTAGTTACAGTAGCGTCTCCATTGGTGACTCCTATACTTTGTGTGAATGCAGCTGCATCCGTTGTTCCAATAAGTGACATCTTTTTCTCTAATCTTAATTGTTCTAAGGTTTATTTATAAAAGGGACTATTCCTTGGCTGCAATAGCAGACTTGACAGTCTCAAGTAGCTTGTCATCCATATCGGTCTTGGTCAGTTTGACTGCCTTACCTAGGATAACTAAGCAAATGTCAATAAGTTTTTCTCCAAGTTCCTCATTGTCAGGAATCTTAGCTACTGCATCTGAAATAATTTTTGTTGCAAGTGGAAGTAAAAAAGAAAACATGGTAATATTCCATAGTGTGTTCTTCTATTTATTACTTTTCCCACTCCCCTAAAATATCACCCATTATCTTCATAAAATCCTTGAAGGACATGAGTTTTCCTACTCTATGATATCTCCTCGCTTTCATTACACCAGACTCAAATGATTCTTTCTTTACTTTCTTCTCTGGTAACCCTTTATGTTTTGTCTTAGCAAAATCCTTTACGTCGGATTTGGACATGGAGGTTGCAACTTTGGCAATCTCAGGTGAGGCTGCTTTTTCCCCTTTCTGAGCCGCTCTAACCATTCCCATAAATCTCTGTTGCGATTTTGATTTTGCTTTTTCTGTGACATAATTTCTTGACTCGTTATTTACATTGGTAGTCATTCCCTTCTGGGCGTCAGGAATACGAGGCATGACTTCTACTTGACTTTTCTTTTTAGATTTAGTCTTTCGTTCTTTGTCCTTGCAATCACATTCCTCTCGGAATTGTTTGAAAGGTTTCATTTTTTCTTTTTCATTGCAAGGATTTTACTTACCTTCTTGCGTCTAGCAATTAGGTACTTGTCTGACTTATCATGATCTCCATCATTGTCAATGTCCTTGTCCTCTTTACCAACTGGATCTAACTTTTTCTCTGTTAGTTCTACCTCTTCTTTCTTAGCAGTCTTTGCTGCTTTCTTAAATGCGTCAGGTGCAGGATAGTTCTTACTGCCTGGTTTTGCAGGAGTACCACCTCTCTTTCTCTTAGCATGGATGTTGTCATATAGACCTCTCTTTCCTTCTTCTAACTCTTCACCGTCATGAGTTAACTCATCACCAGCTTTTACACAATTAGGAACAGTCTTACCACCCTTTTTCTTAGTTCCTTGTGCCTTATATCCTTTCCAACATGTAGATGCACCAACGTTCTTACGTGCAGTTTCCATGCTACCTTCTACAGCATAAAGTCTTTTTTCTAGAATCCAAATCTCTCCATTGAGTTCAAACTCTTCTCTCTCAAGAACTTCATACTCTTCTTCCATCTTAGGAGATGTTTCTTTTGCTCCAACTGGAGTTACTTTCTTTACTTCTTTCTTTTTAATTGAAGTTTGTTCTATCTCTGCACCATTAGACTGAGGATCCATACCATCAAATGGAGCTTCGTGAATATCAGGCATATGTGTGCCTTGGAAGGTATCGCCATCCATCCATCTTCCATAGGATTCCATCAATCCGCTAGAAAATTCGTCCTGATTATGTACTTTATTAATTGGATCTGGTTTCTTCATCGTTCAATAGGGAGGTTCTTCTCGTATTATTTATAGTTCTAATATTCTTTATCCATTCGCGTAACATATTTCCATCGTCTGTAATGACAATAGCATAGTTACCACCTACTCTATGGATGCGTCCTTTGTCTCCTGTACGAGCAGACATAACAGCATCACCTTCTTTGAAAACTTCTGCTTGACGTTGTTGTTGTCGCAGTGCTTCTTCACGTAACTTTTTAAAATCCTTCATTTGAAATTTTTTGGCAAGTTTGCTGCGATCTCAACCATGAGAGCACGGCAATCATTATCATTTAAGGCACTAGGAATACCAGAACGAAATGTTTTAAAGTCGCCAACATATGCTGCACGACGCATTTTTGTTCCTGAGATGGCAAAGGTATCACCATCAGCATCTCTACTTCCAGAAGATTTAATATCAATCTTCCTAAAGGAAAAATCTTTTCCGTTATATTTATGTAGGAACTGCATAGCAGAAACCCTGTCAGAACCTACCAAAAATACAACCTCATCATATCCTGCCAACATAAGATCCTGCATTGCAGCTACTGGTTGTTTAGGACCTGAATATATCTTGCCACGATGTAGTGGAAACATCTTATTCATATAGAATAACTTTCTGTTAGGTAGTAAAGGATTAGTTCCTTTAGTATCTACAGTCTGAGAAATGTATATACGATAGTCATTATTACCAGCAGCACGTTTTACACCGTCAAAGTTTTCCTTATGACCTGTGGTTGGTGGTTGAAACCTACCAAATGTAAAGTAGCAAACCTTTCCGTCTAACGCCATTGCTTCTGGAGAGTGAAGTTGTTGTATGCAAACTCAAGACGATTAACGAACTTGATCATGTCCCCATCTTTATGAAGAACATAACCCTCAGGAGTTGTGACTTTATATCCTTTGTCCGTCTGGACAAAGGTTCTGAATTCTTCTAGATGATCCAGTTTATCTATAACCATTTGTTTGACTTCTTGCAATTCTTTGTAAAGAGATAGCATAGACTTAAACTTAGATGAGTTATTGACAAGATAATTTTCGCTCTGATATACTAAATTACGTTTCTTAACTAGATTGTCAGTAGTTTTAATTTTTGCAAGTTCCTTACTCATCTTTGCGTGATAGAAGTTTCCTAACTCAATCAAAGATTTATCTACATTAGTAATACTACGAGCATTTTTAATTTCATTATTAAAGAACTGTTTTAGATAAGATGATATATGAAACTTAGCGTCACCTTTAGTACCACTAGCACCCACTAACTCATCTAAAAAATCACCACATGTTTTACACATCTTTTCAATGTCTTTAACATAGGTATCAAATTTCATTTCTTCTGCATGATTCAATCCTACCTTGTGCATAGGTGTATCATTATTTACTACAAGAGTTTCTGTTGATCCTTTTACTTTTGCACCAGCAAGAGCTTGCATAGATTGTAAATCATCACCAGAATAATGAGTATGAAATACTACACCGATCTTCGCTCTGCTCGCTGCTTGTCCAATAGGATGATGCACAGGAATAGCATAGGTAATCGTATTAGGTCTGAATGTGTAAAGTTTTTCACCATGAATTGTTTCTGTTTTTAGAGTAGATTTAGTAAAAAGAAGATCTCCTTGTACCACACCTTGGATATCAAGGGTAGAAAAATGACGGAGAGAAAACTTAAGTTTCTCTGCCAGATCTCCTTCGTACCAACCATCAATTTGTTCTTCACTATAGCATAGTTTAGGATCAGATTTATTGAATACAGATTTAGTACCAACAAAAAACATTCCTGTCTGAGGATCTATACCACATATAACTGATGGTGCACCATCCCATTTAGTTTGCATAAAACCTGTACTGTTATCACAACCAAGCATCTTGCGTAGTTCTTTTAAAAAAGACACAGCAGCTTTACAACCCTCAACTCCATAGTTGAGCATTTCATCTTCCAAATGTTCTAGGTGTTTTAGTTGCTTAACGTTTGCCATTACTTCTTATAGTAATCTCCATTGGTGTGAGTAGGATAAATTCCACCTTGTTTGTTTCTAATATTAAATTTAAAATCATAAGATTTAGTTTCAAATATCATATCAATACGTTTACCTTTACCAGTAGAACCACCATAATTAATCTCAACTGTATTACCAACGAGAGATGCAGCTTTGTTCATATATGCTTTATCAATTTCATAACATTCTAATGTTGAACCAGTATAATGAACCATCCAATATCCATAACCAACACCACTCTTAATCATTTCTTGTAATGCATTCTTACCTGAGTTATCAAGTGTGGTATTTTCAATGTGATTTTCTACTGTAGGACCTTGTTTAGTTCCATAGTTAGCAAATACTTCTAAAAATTTATTTTGGTCTATACCAAACATGTTTAAATATTCTTGACCATCATCAGGTATCTCACCTGCTTTTAATTTTGCTTCTGGAAATAAATTAAGTTTATTTTTACCTGTTCCTTTAATACCACAGTTGAAAAATGATAGTGTGCTTCCAAATTTAACTGAAAGATATACTGGTTTACCAGAGACTGTCAATGTAATATCTGTTAGAGTTTTTCCAATATCATTGGTAGCAGTAGTACCACCTGCAGAGATAACAATATTACTACCTTTTTTCTTAAGAGGACGTGCTTGGTTTTTACCACCCTCACCTAAAGCTTGAGTAGGTCCTTCTCCAAATTTTTTAATCATAGCATCAACAATTATGTTGACATGATCTACATATTTTTTTGGTTTCTTACCAGAACAATAATCAATTAATGATTGAGTAAGATCATTTTCATACACATTACCCATATTAACTTTCTTACCACCTTTGACTTGTCCACCAAACTCATCAGTTTTTACGAAGTCTTCTAGATCTAAGTAAATATCTTTACTACTTATACTAGCAGATATATTATTTCCCTTAGGAAAATTACATGTAAATTCTATATTGTTTTTACCACGAAGTCCTTCTCTACATATAGCATCAAGAAGCATCTTTGCTGAATTTTCTTTACCACTACTTCCTTTCATATCATGAAAATCTTGAAAGGGTGATGTTATATATTTACCTGCATTTTTACGAGTGACAGTAAATCCTGCCATCTCTACTATTCCAATATCAGTTTGAAAACGATTACTTTTTCCATTACGATTCAAAGCTTTATCAAATAAGGTATCCATGCGATCAAGATACCTTCCACCGTTTCTGAAAAAATCTCCTGCTTTCATGAAAAAACCTCCCGTCTATCTATTTAGAGGAGAGGTTATAATACTAGTGATGTACAATAAAGTGCTTGTTAATGACATCAATACGTTCTTCTGCTTTTGCAATTATGTCTAGTTGATCTTGAATAGCACCAAGAACATCTG